TTGACCAATTTGTGCAGTTGTTCTTGCATATTGTGATTGTAAATTTTTAACTGCGATAACATCATCTTCGGAAAAATTCTGTTCAGTTTTGTTTGATGTAACTTCGTCTGCCATAAAAACCTCTTAATTAAAATATAAAATGTAACAACTATAAATATGTAAAAAAATATCGAAACCTATTTTGTTCTATCAAATTCATCTGGATAAACTCCAGGTGATCCTTTTACTGATTTATCAGCAAATCTTTTCATTTTTTCTTGATAGTATCTCAATTCTTCATCTGTTTGTTTATTAAGTTTACCAAAATCATTTTCAGTTTTACCAACTTTGTTTACAAGTCTTGTATCGGAATTAGATAGTGAAAACTCATCTGTATTTTGTGTAAGTTCTGAATTTTCTCTCGCAAGAATTGAATTTACATCGCCGAATGCTTCGGAAGTAAAAACTATTTTATTTGCAGTTACCAACCTTTTTGTTGTTGTTTCGGTTGCAATGTCTTTTGGTAAAAGATATGCGTGTGTAATTATTTGGAAAGAAGCACGAACAACACGGTCTTGACCGGTTGTATTACTGTCTTCCATTGATATACTATCCATGTTTGTAGAAAATTTGAAAAAGTTTTTATCACCAAATGACTGTCCACTAAAATATACGAAATTTTCTACAATATAGTTTAATTGATTTTGATATTCACACCAAACAATAAAGTCATACGATATATCAACATAATCCGGAACAGGAGTCATAAAGTATTCGGATGGCCTTTTTGCATCATATTGGGTAGTGAATTTATCATACGGTGTTGTTCTATTGTATTTTTGACGCATATAATATGCAATCTGATTTACATTTGCAACTTTATTTCTACGCATCTCAGATTTAATACTAACACTTGAACGGCGAAAAGTAATTAACGGTGTAATCGTTTTTCCTTTTTTATCCTTTAAGAAACCATCTTTTTGTATTGATGCCCATTTTTCAGAGTTTGCATAAATTGTTGGTACGGTTATATTTTCTCCACCGTCTTCCACTTTTAATTGCATTTTTTGATCTATAAAAGATTTTATTGCAAAATCAACATCATACAGCGTAACTCCAAGACTTCTGGTTTTATCTTTATCACGTCTTACTTGTAAATCCCGTCTATATCCTAAATCAGTTCTTGGATTTTGTATAGAATTTACATCATCTATAAAACTATCACGAGTTCTACGGATTGGTGGTTTTCTATATTTACTTGAATTTTTCATTATATGTTTCTCGGAATATCATTTTCATTGTTTGGTATTGCCGGTCTAAATTCTTCTATCTGTATTCTTGAACGTCTTGTTAAGTGTGTATTAGCAATTATTGAAACATTGTGACCCCATCTTTCAGTTGCAAAAGAATAATCAGGATTTTTTCCACCAAAGAATTGATTTTCTTGAATAGCATCGATTTCCCAATAGTCACCATTGTATTCTAATACATCACCAACTTCTATAAAAATATCAAGTTCTTTCAAATACTCTCGTATAAAGGCAAAATTTGCTGCCTGTTGATAATCTTGTCCAAATTCAGTTCCTTCATAAGTTTGTGCTTGATAATCTATCAAAGCCGGAACTTTTATTGGACTGTGGTAAACTTTCTTATCGGACTCATTGTATAGATTTGTTTTTGTATTTTCAATGGAAAGTTTATAGACAGCAACTTCCGTATCTATTATGTCTGCTATCAATTCCATATTAAATTTATGAACAAGACTAGCATCTCTCCTTCCGTGAAATAATGGCATGATATTATCCTATGTAAATTGCTAAAGGTGTTCCATTGAGACTGGCAGCTAATGCCTCTGTTTCCAATCGTTTTGCCTCTAATAATTTTGAACGTGTCATTGTATCTAACATTGTTCTTAATTGATCAACCAATGCCTGTTTCTCTGTTCCAGCTGCACTTAATAAATCAGCCGCATTTAACGATGTTTCACCGTTTGGAATAGGAATACTGCCATATTTACCACGAATATAACCTAACATTTCTTTCGCCAAAGCAAGACCAAAACTGTATATCCAACTCTTTCCAACAGAATTTATTTGAGAATATGTCATAAAATCATAAGGAGCATTTGACATATCCGATACAGTCCCACCTGGATATTTTAATGGATTACTTCGTTCTTCTTTTACAATATATTCTATCCATAGTTTGAAATCTTTTGTTGGAACCGGAAACATTCTTAATTCATTGTTTATCAATTCAAATGTAAATGCAGATTTACGCATAAGATCATTAAATTCTATCGCTTGAATACGAAGTAAGTCTGCATACATTGGCATCAACATGAACGATACACCAGTTGAATAGGCACCAAAACCAAATGTATCTAACATTGCTTGATTACCCAAATACGGATCATAAAAACGAATAGATGCCGGAGGACCGTAATGATGAACCCTTTTTATCTCAATGGATCCAGTTGGAACTTTTACATCTCGAATTAAAGCATCCAAATTGTATTTTTGTTTTCCAGTCTGTATATCTATTGATGATGAATAGAACTTAACATTTCCGTTTGTAAAAGTTTCACTACCATATTCGGTTGCGAGTTGAATTAAAGGACCCATTCCGGTTGAAATGTTTCGCTGTGTTAAATTTGTTGAAGTAGAAGATCCCATTATACTTAACATATTTTGTTGTATGTTAAATTGATTTACATGGTACGAATACTCATAAACCGCTTCTTCAAAACAAGTATAAAAGTTTACATCTTGTAATTCAACATCAACAAGTGGATAACCCAATCGTTTAGCACACCAATCGGCAAAGGGATCGGCTTCTGCTTGAAATTCAACATCGCTGTCAAATGTTCCAAAGGGTGTGCTTCCAGTTGTAAAACTAGAACTACCAGGCCAAATAGGAATTTCAGTCATTTACTTCTCGGATTTTGTTTCTTCAAAATACTTTAATATATCATCAACAATAGGATGACGGTGGTTTGTTTTCAATTCATAAACCCCCAATCCATTTATTTTATCCTTCATATTAAATAAATATGGAAGACCAGAATCTTTTTTCTGTTTTAAGTCTATTTGAGATATATCACCAGTTAGCATCATTTTTGAATTGATACCAAGGCGGGATAATATCATTTCCATTTGTGCCTTTGTTACGTTCTGTGATTCATCAACGATAACACAAGCATTTACAAATGTTCTACCACGAAGAAATGAAATAGGAGCAATTTCTATTTTATCTTCCATCATCAATTTTTCAATCTTCTCCTTATGATACAGTTGAAACATATTCGCCTGTATAGGAGACAACCAAGGATCCATTTTCTCTTTTATATTTCCAGGAAGAAATCCCAAGTCTTCATTTGACACAGTTGGTCTTGTTATTATTATTTTTTCAACTTCACGATAAAAGAAACATTCAAGAGCAATTTGTGTTGCTAATAATGTTTTTCCTGAACCAGCTTTCCCAACAAATACTGAAATGTCATCACGAAGAGCATCTGCCTTTATTCTCTTTTGTTCTTCGTTCAATGTTAATTGAAACTGTATTTTATTTTTTATAGTTTTTCTTCCTTTTTTTATTCCCGATGTATTTAGACTTGAACTTTCTTCTTCACTCAACAAATGTTCTCTGTTATCTGTTTCCTCGTTATGTTCAGAACTCATAATGGCTCCTATAATAATTTAGAAAGGGTGTCTCCCATAGATTTTACGTCTGCTTCGATTTTAGAAAATACATTATCTAATTTCTCAGCTTTATGGGTCCATTCAAAACCTACAATGGCAATAAATTCCGAACCTTTTTTTATCGGATATACTACCGCTGATTTAGACCCTCTCTGTGAAAAAAATGCTTTAGTTATTAAGTCCTCGATATTATCTACAACAGGATATACCGCCTTATGATTTACTACATCTTCTACAAAGTTGGAATAAAGTGACATCGGTAAGTTTTGATATTGCTTAAACTCCGTGCTAACACCTTCTTCGAGTGACTCGAATGATGTTGAGAGTTTGGTCATAGATTTGCCTGTTTTGTATTTACCACCGTTGTGTCTTTGAAGAATGAATGCACGCTGACATTTGTATTCTTCTAACAGTTGGTCTAATATGGTTTGGATTAGTTTGGAATGAGAAATCTCTCGGTCAATCTTTTTCTGTTTGTATTCACCGTACTTATATTTGAGGAACCAAGATAGGAAAACACCAAGAAGTGTGGCCATACTGGATACCGCCAATTTTATTATGTCAATATATTGAATTTGAGTTTCCATTTGTAATAAATAGCAAATATGAAATAAAAAAGGGTAACATTCGTTACCCTTTATTAAAAATTATTTTAGTAGTTTTACTTCACATATAAAAGACTACCTTCTTTTATTTTGAATTTACCGGTTGGTGAATATGATTCGTGTTTCTCACCACCTCCTTGTTTTAGAATTGGAACTATGTTTATCAGTATCGTTCCTATTGTATACCAAAACAAAAACCCTTCAACTGTTGTTTGAAATCCACTCAATGTTGCAATGAGTGGTGCCAATACTGGTATTGCCATCATTGCTATAATCTCCGGTCCTTTTTTAGCCACCCCCTTTATGTAGAGTTCTAATGCCTCTGATAATATACCGGCTATTATTACAAACGGGAAAACACCAGGACCACCTAAAAATTTAACACCTTCGGAGAATTTTTTCATTATTTCCTTTCCAACAACATTTGCAACCATTTGACCAATTTTTGCCAATGGTATAAAAACAGCCTGCAATATCTTCAAAGACCACTCAACTACACCTTTTAAGAAAGGATTTTTAATGGCACCTTCAAGGTGGGCAAAACCACCACCTTCCATGAGAAATTCTCTTGCATTGGAACTCTTATACAATGCCTCTATTACTTTTGTATTTGAAAGTAATCTATTTCTTTCTTTGATGAGATTTAATTTTGATTTGTTTACACTTTCCATAGTTTTCAAATCTTCCAAACCATCTTCCGCTTTTGCAGGATCAACCTTTACATCTCCAGATGGAGCAACTTTTCCATCAATAACATCAGCTTCCCATGTTGGATTTGCAATCCACTTATTGTAAAAAGTAGTTGTAAGATAAGTTGCGGATTCAGCAAGTTGTCCAACTTCTTTCAAAAACGATGGAGCATCTTTTATTTCATTAAATTTCTTTTTAGCTTCTTCACCAACTTTAGCAGATAATTCTTTTCCCTTAGCAAGTGCACCCGAAAAAGCCTTAATCAAACCCTGTTTACAAGCAGAAGCAACTTCTGTTACTAACTCTTTGAACTCACCCCAAACTGCCTTAACTTTATCCCAACCACCGGCAAGAACTTCTTTTGCCTTTTCACCCAATCCTTTAAGACCATCCCAAATATCGCCAAAAAATCCTTCGTTCAATACTGAATCACCTTCGACTGACTCAATAATAATTTTTACACTTCTATCTAATCTATTAACAGAAGCTTCTGTCAATGATGTAGTTTTTGTTTTTGAAAAAAGTATTCTGATAGCTGATGATTCGTTCTTTGTAAAAATGTTGGATTTTAACAAATAATTTATTGCAGATTCATCAAGTGATGTAAATTTAATAGTTTGATAATTGAATTTTTGTGACATTCTTTTTTCTGAAATAACTTCATTCATAAGATATTTCAGAGTTTGTTTTTGTTTACCACCGTTTCTCATATTTACTCCATAAAAATAATTCGCATAGTTTACAATAAATATATGTAAAAAATAAAAAACCCACTCAATAGAGTGGGTCTTCAATGTTATTATTTTTTATTCTTAATCATTTTTTTCAATGTTTCGAGAACCATTGGTTTTATTATTTTTACTAATTTTTCTTGTAGTTTTTCTTTTTTAACCTTTTTCAAATATGATTCTTGTAGTCTCTTTTGATTTTTCTTATTGTATTCACGAAGTATTTTCATCGTTGTTTCTGTTAGTGAAATCTGACCGGTTCTCATTTTGTAGTATGATTCCATTTTATCCTTAACACCAGGACCGTATGGTGCCTTCAAATCAATAGCACCTGCAGCAATCGCCTTAGCAATAGTTGCAACTTCTGGTGCTTGTATAACTGGCATATCAACACGATTTGGTGCCCATCCTGGAATTGCCTTTGGCATTTTTCCAGCATTTGCAAGCATTTTTTTAACTGCCTCATCAACTGATCCAGCCCATTCTTCTAATGCCTTTGTGCATTCTTCTGCAGTTGCACCTTTTATTCCGTTTTCTGCAGCGGCTCTGATTTCATCTTCGACTGGTTGACCACCGAATTTGGAAATATCACCCGTACCTGTGTTCCCACCACGACCTAAACCTTTTGTTACAACATTAAGTGCAGTTACAAGAGCAGCTCCGGGAAGGTCAATCTGTGTTGCTTGCATTGTTGCTGATGGATCACATAGGAATGTTGCAGCCCATCTGTGATGACCGTCCATGATGTAGTTATCATTAGAAATAATTGCCTGTAAGTCTCCACCTGGTCCATCTTGCATAGGTGTTTTTTTAAGTAATGCCAATATAGCAAAAGCAACTGCCTTTGCAGGAACAACTTCTTTCTGTGATGGTTTTAATTTACCAGCCGCAACTGATACTTTTGATGATGGTATTTTATCATCTGCTTCATCACCATCTGCCTTTCCACCTTTATATGCCGCCTTTGCAGCATCAGCAGGAACTGTGCTAAGAGGCATAGCATCGGTTGTTCCAAAAATTTCATCGTCTTCAAACAGTCTTCTCTTTTTGTTAGTCTGTTTCATATCACTTCCCATAAATTCATAAAAATATAAAAAGAGTGTATCTGTTTGAACACTCAAAAATAAATATGTAATAAAAATAAAAAAAGGAGTGAGAAAATCTCACTCCTTTATTTTGACTAACCCTGTTAAGATTATATGTCACCGAGAGAATCAATTTGGATAAGACCATAGAACTCTGGACGAACAATTTTCTTAGCATAACGAGTCATCACGCCTTTTCTTGGTGTGAAGTTCGTTGGATCATATACCAATGGTGTCATTACAAGTGGAATGTATGGAGCATACACAGCACCAGTTTCGAGGAATTGTGTTCCACGGAAACCTACGAGAACTTGATTCTCGAGCATATAAGGATTCTTATAGACTGTGATACGGCCATTCAACTGACCAACTTTTTGAACACCCATTGCGAATTTCATACCTTCACCATCAACTGCATAGCCAGGCATTGATTCAAGTATTGTAGCAACTTGTGGAGAACATACGAGGAAGTTTGCACCACCACGAAGTGTTTTCTGATGAATT